AAGAATCCAAGAGACTATATGATGAATAAGAAAAAGTATTTAGATAAAGCTCGTGCTAAAGTATTTAGAATGTATCCGAAGAAAACAAATGAAGCTATTAATCACGATGACGCACACCGTGACGCTCAAACACATTCAGACGGAAGTATGAGTGTTAAGAAAATTCCAAGTATGATTAAAAAGTCAGGTGATAAACATCTACATCTACATATGAAGAGTTATCACAAAGAAAAAGATGGACAAGACTTTGCAAAGAAACACGGTTATAAAGTAAAGAATTATGTTAAGACTCCATCTGGAACTAGAATGGATATTCATAAAGAAGAAGTTGAAGTTGATGAAGCTTTAAACTTACAACAAAGAATGAAACGCTCAAGATTGATGAAGCGTTTAAAGACAAGAATTAAAATTGGCCGTGATAGAGCAAGAAGAAAGATGGCTAATAAAAAGACTCTTGAAAAAAGAGCAATGAGACAAGCGAGGCAACAGATTGCTAAAAGATTAACTCGTGGAATACCAAAAGGTGATCTATCATTTGCAAGAAAACAAGAGATTGAGAAGAGACTCGATAAGCCAGCTTTACAACAAAGAATTAAAAGAATAGCGAAGAGGATATTTAAAGACGTACGTAAAAAAGAGGTACAAAGGAAAAAAGGTTAATGATAAACTCATTTAAAAAATACCTTGTTGAAGAAGAAAAGACTGTATACTTTACGTTCGGTCGAATGAATCCTCCTACAACTGGTCATGAAAAATTGATGAATGAACTTGCTAAAAAATCAGGCAAGCATTCATATCGCGTTTACTTATCACAGAGTGTGGATAACAAAAAGAATCCACTGGATTTTAGAACCAAAGTTAAAACTGTTCGTAAGTTTTTTCCGAAGCATGCCAGACAAGTCATGCTCGATAAGAAGGTTAAGAATGTTTTTGATGCAGTTACCGAAATATATAATGATGGAATTAAAAATGTTACTATGGTAGTTGGTTCAGATAGAGTAAACGAATTTAAAACACTTTTGAATAAGTATAATGGCAAGAAAGGAAGACACGGCCTTTATAACTTTAGTAAGATAAATGTAATTTCAGCCGGAGACCGTGATCCAGATGCAGATGATGTTTCAGGTATGTCAGCATCAAAGATGAGAAAATTAGCAAGTGATGGAGACTTTACACAATTCTCACAAGGATTACCTCGAAGTGTTTCTAATAATGAAGCTAAAAAAGTATATAACGACGTAAGGCGAGGAATGGGACTAAAAGAACAAAAAGACTATAAAAATAAATTACACTTTGAGCCTGTCTCTGAGAAAAGAGAGGACTATGTCAAGGGAAATCTGTTTAATATTGGTGATAATGTTACTGTCATGGGCAGCGACGAACTCGCTAGTGTTACCGGCCTTGGAAGCAATTATGTCATTATTGAGATGAATGGCAAATCATATAGAAAATGGATTCAAGATGTTGAGCTGTTAGAGAAGAAAAAAAGTAAAGAAGGCAATCAAAAAGTCAGACAAGATCCTGATGTTAAGAAAGCGCCTGGCACTCAACCAGCACCGTATTATGGTGGTCTATCCAAGTCAACAAAGAAAAAAAGATTAGCACACTTTAAAAAATATTCTAAGTATGATGACGACAATCCAGCCGCTTATAAAAAGGCGCCTGGAGATGCAACAGCAAAAACAAAACCAAGTAAACATACATTGAAGTATAGAAGAATGTACGGTGAAGATGCCGTTGAACTTGCAAAGAAAAAAATAGAAAGAGAAAAAATGGTCGATAAGATGAAACATGCCAGAATGTTAGATCGAGCCAAAGTAAGGAAAATTAAAAATAGGAGTAAAGCAGATGCTTAAATTCAAAACTTTCGAAGAGTTACTTGAAAATGAAGGACTCAAAAAGAAAGCAGCTAAGTCTGGTATATCTTACGGCACATTAAAAAAGGTATACAATAGAGGTATGGCGGCTTGGAGAACAGGTCATAGACCAGGGACTACACCACAACAGTGGGGAATGGCTCGAGTAAATTCATACATCGGAAAAGGTAAAGGTACATATTACGGTGCTGATTCAGATCTTAGTGGTAAAGGTAAAAAGAAAAAGAATAAAGAATCATTCGGTGAAGCCACTGTCAAAGAAATATCAAAAGGCACTTTAGACAGATATATTAAAAAGGCAGATGCTGATAAATCTAAGAAGCACGTACGAGCAGATGTAGGTAAAATATCTAGAGATGATGCATACAGGAATCAGATAAAACGTAATAAAGGTATTCAACTTGCTAAAGCTAAAATGAACCCAGCTAAAGTTGCAGCTTCAGAAGCTACTGTCAAAGAAATATCAAAAGGCCTTGCAAAAAGATATATTGGTAAAGCTGCAAGAGATGTATTTCAAAAAGGTAGAGATGATGAAAGACAAGATGCTATTGGCAAACTTGGTGGTACACATCCCGACCAAAATTATAAGAAAGGTCCGGAAAGAAAAGCTGCAATGAGAATGCGTGGTATTGATAGAGCTACAAATAGATTAGCTAAGAAAGAAGCAATGTCTGATGCTGAAAAAGCAGCACATCAAAAAGCGATCGATGCTTTCAAGGCTAAAGGCGGTAAAGTTAAAAAATTAAAGCCAGGGTATGCTGCAGGCTATCATGGTAAAGCTGATCCCGGTGCAGGCATGAAAGGAATGATTAGTCCAGCAGATACTAAGCAATTTGGCACCAAGAAGAAAATAGGGAGCATGAAATGAGTTTAAGAAAAGCTATCGAAGAAGTAAGGCAAAAAACTTACAGTGAAAAAATGCAAGAAGAACTTGAGCCGATCGAAGAAGCTACTAATATGTTTACCGATGATAGAGTTGGATTTCAAATTGATAGGTTTGCTGGTAAGTCTGGCCCTAGTTTTCAAATCAATTATGGAAAAGGTAGAGGCAAATTTATTCAAATTCCAAAAAGTGATATGAAAAGAGTCATTACTCAAATGACAAAAGCAATGAACGCAAAGTAGAGGTAACGATGCCATTAGATCCAAAAGATGGAATAGGTTCTTACATTAAAGACTTTAAAAAGTCAAAGGCACCGCAGTTCAAAGGTAAGAGCGAAAAGAAAAGAAGAGAGATGGCGATTGCTGCTTACCTCGATGCTAAGCGTGGTCCACAAGAAGCAAAGCTTGCAGGCAACACTATTAAATTATTCGGTCAAAGTAATAGACCAAAATCATTTGCTGAGCTTTCAATGAAACTAAGAACGAAGGCAAAATTACAAAGAGCTTTAGTTGGACCGAGTAAGAAAGCTAAGCCTGATATGTTTAGAACTACAGGAAAACGTGCAAAAGAAATTGATAGAAAAGCAAAGATATTAACTACAGTTGCAAAAGCTGATGATACTAGAAAGCAACTATTAAGGAGAGCTTTAAATAAAGAAAATACAAATTTTAAAGTAGAGATTGAAGGTTTGCCGGTTATGTACATGAAAGCTAAAACACCCGGTGAACTAAAACAACAACTGCGTAAGATTGTAAAGCAGCCATCATTGATAAAAGATGTTGATAGAATAGAAAAAGCTAAAGTAAGAAAAGCATTTAGACAAAAAGCACAAGGTAGAGAAGTTGCGGAGTATATGTATGATTATGGTACACCTGAATCTGTAAAGCTTATGAAGAAAATTACACCCGGTCAAAAAGAAGGTACAGATGCACCAAAGGGTCCGGAATCATATGAAGCTCAATACAAAAGAAGACTCGTAAAAACTACAGATCCTGAACATAAAGAAAAAGGATTTAATTATAGAATTAAAGGCAAGAAAGATAGCAGCCTTACAAAAAAATTATACAAGACTAAACCCGGCCAAGCCGAGTTTAACAAACAAATGAAAAGGATAGCAGGTCATGAGTTTGGATAAATTTAAAAAATTTAAAGAAGAATGGATAGATGACATATGTGAAACCAGTGATCTGTATGACAATTTAGAAATCACAGAAGCGGAATATCAAGGAAAGACAGTTAAATTAAATGATCCTATTAGAACTTCTGAAAACCCAAATAAAAAATTTAAAGTATACGTAAAAGGACCAAGTGGTAAAGTAGTAGTTGTAAGATTTGGTGATCCTAATATGAGTATTAAGAGAGATGATCCAGCAAGAAGAAAATCATTTCGTGCAAGACATAATTGCGACAACCCAGGTCCGAAACATAAAGCACGTTATTGGTCGTGTTTCCAATGGCGAGCAGGAGCAAAGGTGGACAACTAATGATTAAACATTGGATAAACGAAAGAATTAAAGAAAGAACATCAATGGACGGTGCAGTATGTATCGCTCTTGGTTTAATGATTTTATTTTTATCACCACTAGCAAAGATTGCTGCAGGACTTGCAATTGCTTATGGTATATGGACAATATGGAAAGCTGAGTAATGGCGAAGTTATTTAAAAGTGTTACGATACATGAACCTGTCAAAAAAGGTACATCAATTGGTCGTAAACCTATAACTTCAACAATGAATAAAAGTAAGAAGAGAAATTTTAAAAAATATAGAGGTCAAGGAAAATGAGTGTCAAAAACCTGACAGAAAAATATAGTCAAGTTTTCTATGGTGTCAATATTTTGACATCGCATAAATATATTTATGGACAAAGACCTCATAGAACAAATATTAAGGGATTACAGTAATATGGCTCAAAGCGAGACAACTGAATCGAGACTTGATAGGATAGAGCAAAAGATAGATAAGCTCGCCGACGCTATGATTTCTTTAGCAAGAGCAGAGGAGAAGATCATAGCATTACAAGACGATCATGAAAACATGAGAGAAAGATTAAATAAACTTTCTGTTAAGTTAGATGAAATTCAAAAAACAGTTGATGATAATTCAAGAACTGTTAGCATTATAAATAAAGTTGTATATGTGGCTGTTGCCGCAGCAATAGGAACCTACGTAACTCACGTATGGATGTAAAGGAGAAAAAAATGGAAGAAAGTTTCAAGTATCATATACCTGAAGATATTCCAGCAAATGAAAGAACTGCCTTCCATGGCGCGGCGGCTGCAGCGGCAAAAGACGGAAAGAAGTCCTTCAACTTTGGTGGAAAGACTCATCCGGTCACTATGAACAAAGATTTAGCAAATAAGATTGCGGATCAAAAAGAAGCACTTGACAAGAAAGATGTTAAGACAGTTAAAGGAGTAATCAAAGGATTAAAGAAAGCTGTTGATACTCATAGCGGTCAAGTCAAAACATTAACTAAAGACATTAAAGACGATGTCGCAGCAGTAAAACAAAATAAACCACTTCAAAAAAAATTAGATAAGCTTTATGGACCTAAGAAAGAGAGCACTATGACTTTCAGAGAAAAACTAATGTCATTATATGAAGGCGATAGAAAAGCGCATTATAAAGGTGCTACCGAGCCGGAAGGAATGCATGATAAAAGTAAATCTTCTAAGGGTGCTATGGATATGATTAACACACCTAAAGAAGTTGCAGCTGATGGTAAAAAGGTCAATGATGATAATGCAGCTAAAGCAGCTGAAAAGAAAATGGGTAGAGCGAAGAAAAGATCAGGCGGAGACAATGTATCAGGCGGAGATCAAAAGATTGTACCCGGCGGAACACCAATGAAAGAACCTGCAATGGCAAAAGAAGAATATGGAATGTTCGGAAAGAAAGTAAATAAAAATTTACTTGACGCCGTTAATCAAGTAACTGAGTTATCAAAGAAAACTCTAGGCAGCTATGCAGATAAAGCAGCAAAGCAAATATCAAAAACTTTGACAGATCCTAATCGTAAACCAACAGACAAGTTTGGACATTCAAGTCAACTTAAGAAAAGAGAAAGAGGAATGGATTCTGCAACTTTAAAAAGAAATAAAGAAAGAGGCAAGGAGCGATTAATACATGATCTTGGAATGAGACCGGGTAAAGCCGCGCCTGCAAAAGCACGTAACAGTTAAAGGATAATAATTATGGCAATATCACCTCCAAATTTTCAGAAAGATGCAATACCAACTCCAGCAGGTTGGAGACATCCAAGAACTAATGAACTTTTAGTTTCAAGAAAAATAAGTGCTGATGACATTAACGAGTACTATGGTATTAAACCTGAAGTTACTATGTTAAAAGAATCTCCAACTAATGTTCAAGAAGCTAAAGATGAATTGTATGGAGACATCACTGAAGAAGAAGATAGTTTAATAGGTAAAACTAAACTTGAACTTGAAGCAATTGGTCGAGAACACGGCATTGAACTTGACAGAAGAAAAAATAAAGCTGATTTGATTGAGGAATTGAAAGAAGTTATTTAGTCTTAATATATAACTATATGTTGAGATTTAAAGAGTTAAATGAAAAGAACGTATTGTTGTACGCTGCTAAGCATTATAATAATCCAAAGTTCGCAGACATTGATGACTTTCACGAAGACTTAAAAAGATTTAAATATATTAAGAGATTATTAAATCGTTATATTGAATCTGATGAATTAGCTGAACGACTTATATTAAATCATTTAATTGTTATATTTAATATGTTTGGTATTGAAGCTGCTTTGAATATATTGGAGTTAAAGTTAGAAGGTAAGCATTGGCCGGTGATCAAACCATTTTTAATATTTTTAAGATATATTAAAAATGATGAATATACTGGAATAACAATGGACCCTACAGTGGTTGATGCTTTAAGGAAGATTTAATGGGAATACTTAAAAGAGCAGCGGATATAACATACACTTTTCGATTCATACGTATGATGGCTATGGATTGGAAAGATTGGGATGCATATAAATTAGGTATCATCGATGAAAATGGTAAAAGACAGAGGAATGTAAAATTGGACAATGATGAAAAAAAGTCTGCTTATACTCCTTTCATTCGCCTTGCCGCTAACCTTAAAAGGCTCGTATCAGCCGTCCCCGGAGGAGGCTCCAAACTCGGATCTTTTGCGTCAGCGCTCTTTCTTATTAAAGAGAAAGTCGGAGACAGAGGAATAAAATCTATATGCAAAGAAATGAATGTAGAGGTTTTAGATTTTTTAAATGAGAAGAACGAATGGTTTTTATTAGATGAAAAACAATTATCGCCAGGAGTTTATAAAGTA